ACATGACTTATCAGCGTGCATGCCACTGCGACAACGAATAATGCGGCAAATGGGTGCCGGTTGATGAGCCGCTTGAGGAAGTGCAGTGCGTCAGCAACGCACAGACAAAGGTTCTTCACCGCCTTGCAAGCGTATATGCCGCACAGCATGAGGTGATTGTCCTCGTACTTGTTTTCGTAAAATGTGATTGGTTTCATAGTTTTTTAAATTTTTATTATTTTCTCATAGATTGTCCGGTGATAGTGATTTTCCTGACCACCGCGTGCAGCCTGTCGAAGACCCTTTTTCCATACTTTTGTTCGATGAGCGTATCGTTGAGGTTGGTGGAAAACATGAGCAGCTTTCCGTCTCTCTCCGTGGCGTCCACGAGTTCGGCGAAAGGAATTCTTCTGTTGCCATAGTTGTTGGAAACATCCTCCGTTCCGACGTCGTCGACATAGATGATGTGGTGTGACATTATCTCGTCTGGCGACTTGTTGAGTTCAGCCACGGTACATACAGTGACCACTCTTTGGCAATAGTGGTTGAGCAGTAGTGGTATGATTCTCATTCCGATGAGCGATTTTCCAAGTCCGCAATCTCCCACGAGCATGAGTCCCTTTGTTTTGTTGTCAGAGAGCCAGCTTGCGATTTTGTCGTAACCACTGTTCCAGCGCGCCTTGTCTCCGCAGAAGAACTTGAGTCCGTTGGCAAGTTGCCGCCTGGCATCAGGAATTTTAATTTGCACCCCGCTTGGCATGGGTCTGTATGTGGTGTCCTTGAGCCGTTGTACGGCGATGTTGAAGTTTATCTGTTCCATTATACGTTAGTTTTACCAATCGGTGTTTTTGTCATATTTCATCTGTTCCGTTCTCAGTACCATACCATCGGGCAGTCTTGCCCTTTGTGCGTTTTTTTGCTTTGCCTCCACGGACTGTTTAATCCTGAGCCAGTCGTTGAAGTGTCTTTTGGCATCTTGGAGACAGTCGTGCGAAGTGTCACGGCATGACAAGTTGAGTTTGAACTCATCCAGTCGTTTCAGCAGTTCGCTGACAGAGATATGGAAATTCATGCACATAGCCTCTTGCCACACCACCTCCCGTTTCATTTCTTCTACGAACTGGCTGTTGTTTTTCGGTGTGGCAGGTTTAGAAATTGTGGCAGGTTTAGGCGTGGCTGCAGGTTTAGGTGTGGCTGCAGGCCGTACCTTCCGCTCGGCATTTTCCTCGGGCTGGTAGACGTCGTACTTGGTTATGTCAATGCAGTTGACCACCTTTGACTTGACGACCGTCACCTTTCCTACGCATTGGAGGTATCGTATGAACCTGATGACCTTTCCCTTGCTCCACTTCCAGCGTATAGCCAACTCCTGCTGGCTCTTGTACACACATCCTCTCTTCCCCAGTATGCTGATGTTGCGAATGGAGAGATACGTATCCTTGCACAGCGCGAGCGCAATCAAGTCAGTCCATGCCTGCCACTTGGTGAAAGGTTCCGCGAAATACAACTCGTCCTCTTCCGATTTTCGATAAATCCTGTAAAAATCCGTATTCTCCATACTTGCGTTATACCTCCTTTATGCGTATTCCATGTAGGTAAAGCATGAGTTTACGCTTGATGACATACTCTCTTGTTCGCATGCCCTTCGTGTCCTCGACGATGGTCTGTCCTGTCTTGCAATCAGTATAGACGAAGTCGGCGATGTACTTGCAAGACCGCTCAAGGAGCACACGCGTTGTTCGTCCCTTGAAGTCTTTCCCACATTCACCATACTGTGCAGGTATGAGTTCATACTTTACTTGCTCTCGCAGGTTTGCAATAATACCAGCACGCTGCATCATCTGCAAAGTAGCAGAACGATAATGCTCCTTTTTGGAAGCATGACCACCGACACGTTTTGCACCGTATTTATTGCAACCTTTGCGAGAGAGTCTTTTGTATTCGTCAATCTTCATTGTTGGCATTCAAATCGTGACGGAACACTTCTAATACCTTTGTTTCATCGAGGGTAGCAATGCTATAGTCAATCATTGTTTCTCCGAAGAAAACATCAATGGCATTCTTAGCATCTGCGATAGTATCAGCATTGACGAAATAGTAGTTTGGAATTTTCTTCTCCTTACCTGTTTTCTCATTAACGATAATGTAGTTTACCTTTGCCTTAAACCACTTCTCCTTGCTTCCATCACCGATTAACTCGGTACAGCGTGAACGCTTGATAGTAGCAATGTCAGTAATTTTACCATATACAGAGGCCTCTCTGATGATGCTTGCCTCCGCTTCCGTGAAAGTCAAAGCATCAACGACATACTGTTCAAGAGCTTTTGACAGTGTACCATTTTCCAATGTGCGTTCCATACGTACGCCTACTTCGAACAACATCATAGAGAGCCTCCTTTCGCGACATCGTTACAGATTTTCGAATGCTCATTTTTGATAGCGAGCTCGGGGCAAGAGAGTACTATACGGTCGTATAGGACATCAGCATAACCTTGCATGTGTTCCAATTGCTTAGATAGCATCATCCTTTTATATGAATTCATCAAACCAAGAGAATATAAGGCGCGTGTTGCTTTCACAATACGTTCATGGAGTTCTGCAAACTCAAACTTCATTCTGTCTACATAGGTTTCAGTTAAGACATAACTTTTATCAAATACACTTTTAGGAGACCAACTTATATAGCCGTCTTCATATTCTACGAGATAGCCCCTCATATTTTCGCAATCATCTTTATAGAACTTGCGTCCAATCAGTTTTTGCGCTGTATATAAATCACAAGGTTCAGCTTTCACACTTTTGATACAAGTGTATTGTTGTTTTACTTCTTTAGATTTTTCCATCTTTCTACTTGTTTAATTTTGTAACGGTTTCCTTACTTGGTTTGAAGCGTACAGATTTGTGCGCTGGAATGGTGACCGGTTTGCCTGTGCGAATGTTCTTCAGGATACGTTCAGGCTTGTTCACGACGGTGAACGCCCCGAAGCCACGGAGTTTGACACTTTCGCCCTTGGCGAGCGTTTCTGCGATGACGCGCAGCACACCGTCCACGGTCTTGCATGCGGTGAACAGCGTAACCTTTTCGGATACAGCCACCTCTTTTGCTAACATGTTTTTGTTCATTTGAGTTTTGTTTTGAGTTTTGTTAATAATTTATTGATTGCATACCGCCTGTTAGATGCAGACAGCGTTTTGATAGTCGTGTACACGGCATCCGCTTTCTCCAGTTCGAAGATGACATTCTTGATGTCCGTCTTGCAGATTTCATATTTGTTTAGTTTCGCCATTGTCGAAGGGGTTAAGGAACATATCCGTGAGTTGGTCGAAATACATCTTGTCCGTAGGAATATCATCCGTGGACGCCATTATCCGGTTTGCCACGGAGCGTTTGTCCTGTATGATGCGGTAGAGCGTATGATCTATGGTGCCGCGACCTATGAGATAGTAGCATGTAACATTGTCTTTCTGCCCGATGCGATGCGCGCGGTCCTCACACTGGCAACAATCGGAATAGGTCCATGGGAACTCGCAGAACGCCACGTTTGAGGAGGCTGTCAGCGTAAGCCCCACCCCCGCGGCCTTGATGGAGCAGATAATGAGCTGTACCCCTCCAGACTGGAACGCATCAACAGCCGCCTGTTTCATCATCATGCTATCACGCCCCGTAACGGAAACCGCCTTTGGGAAAGCCTTTTTCAATTCGTCCACAATCTCATGCAGCGAGCAGAACAAGATGAGCGGCTTGCCGTTGGCGAGGAACGTTCGGCAGAAGTCGACGGTCTGTTTCACCTTGCCTTTGGCGGCAATGGAGCGCAGCGCCATGAACTTAACCAGCGCCTCCATTCGCATTTTGCGCGCCACCTCATAGTCGGTGCATTCCTTGTACTGACGCAAGTATGTGGCGAGGTCTTCGGCGGCACACGCATACTCATCGCTGTTGGAAATATCCACATAGAGGTCCGTGCGCGTCTTGTCGGGGAGCTGCGTGAGCACCTTTGCCTTTTCACGACGTATCATGCAACGCGCGTACAACTCGGAGGAAAGCTTTTCGAGGTTGCGTGGAGCGTCGTCATCCTCTCTGTTTCTCCTCTCCTTAGTTATCTCACCCCCTCCATACTCTTGTAAGAAGTGCGTTCGCCCTCCGAACTCTGGCAACCTGCCCATGATAGACAGCTGCGCGATGAGGTCAGCCGGACGATTGACGACAGGCGTACCCGACAACAAGATGCGGTAAGGCTTACCCTCGGCAATGCCCCGCGTGAAAATGGTCTGTTGTGCCGATGGGTCTTTCACCCTGTGGCTCTCGTCAATAATGACAGAGCGAAAGATTTTTATGGCAGGGGTGAAGACCACGTCTTTCAGTCGGAAAGACCCTTTTTGCTTGATGTCCCAAACGAAGTATTTTCGCAGACTCTCATAGTTGCAGATGGCGACATGGTGCATTCTCATCCTCAGGAGATACGGCCATGTAGTCTGCACGGCATTTTCCAGCACGAGTGCTTTCTTGTCAGTGAACCGTTCCCATTCTCTTTGCCAGTTGATTTTGAGCGAGGAGGGACAGATGACGAGCGCGGGGTAAGCGTTAGCCGTATCGACTATGCCGATGGACTGGAGCGTCTTTCCAAGCCCTGGCTCGTCGCCGATGAGCAGGCGTTTCATTTCCATTCCAGCCAAGATACCCTCACGCTGGTATGGGTACGGTTCTATTTTGAGATTATGTTTCAGTTCTTTCATAAAGAATAACACCAGTATTTATATGCCAAGTCCTCGTATTTCTCCCTTCCACGGTTGTAGACCTCGTCTCCGCGCCTGATGAACTTCTTGAAGATGCGGTTGTTCTTCTTGGAGATAGCGTAGATGAAATCGTTGTCGCTATGAGCGATGTCCATGTACCATGCACGGCTACGGTCCCAGTCGAAGAAGTCGATAGCGTCGTTGAACTCTGCGTCCGTGGCAGCGGCGGTAGTCTTGAGGTCGCCCCCGAAGTGAGCGGTTTGCAACCACCAGTCCCACTTGCAACGCGTGTCGAGCGTGAAACAGAAACCACCGTTATCAAATTCCTGCGCTTTGTTCACCATGAAACGTTGCGTGTCAGCAATCTGCAATACCTTTTCGAGAAATGGGTCGTGCCGTGCTTCCGTGCGCAAGGCACGCTGCATACTACGAGCATGCAGCCATATCTCCTCCTCCACCGGAGCGCCATCCACCGTATGGTTGATGAAGTTGACCCTCGCAGGCTCCGTGATGATGGCGTCTACAACACTGCCGAAGTAGAACGCCGCCTCACGGTCGCCATATTGCGGACGTGGGTAGAGCTGCTCCTTGAGAGCAGTGAGATCAGAGTTGGAGACCTCGGGGCGGTTGTAGTATTCATCCGGGTTATGAGTTGTCATATCGTTTTCTTTTTCACTCACCAACCTACTCACTTTTATCAGCCTCCTCGTCGTCGACCGTCCAGTCCGTGCAATCGGCGAGAATATTCATCCAATAAGATTCGTTCTTGTCGTTTGGCATCTTTCCTATCAGCGCATTCTCCGCTATCTTGCGAAGCTCACCAATAAGTTCAATCGGAGTGCGGTAGGTATCCTTGAAATCCTCGAGCCAGTTGGTATCAGAGAAGTCGTCATCGTCATCATCATCATGAGTGGCGACATATCCATCTTCATCCCATTCCTTGTTTACATGCCCTGGGTAGTAGTCGGTTATCTCTACCAATGCCGTGCGGCTGAGTGTACACGAATAATCAACCTCTTTTTCCACAGGTTCGGGGTCGTTGTCGTTCCAAGGAGCGGAGGGGTCAAACTCCGCTCCCATGGGGTAATATGCGCTGCTCATGGTTACTTCGCTTTAACTTCATCCTCATACCTGACATGCGGTGAGTTGATGAACTCTGCGTTCGCCTTGTCGTTGGCATACTTCTCCACCGCCGTTATCTGCTTCTTGAACATCTTCGCGAGACTGTCCACGTCCATGAACTGTCCCTCCTTGCTCCACCAGAAGGAGACGATGTTGATAATGCCCTCCGCGTCAAGAGCGACAATGCGCTTCTTCACGGATGTTTTTGGCGTGTACGACGGAGCGGAGACCGATGCCTCGTTGAAAAGACTGCCCACCTCCTGCGCTTGCGCCTGCAACAGCTTCGCTGCCTTCTCCTCCTCTTCCTTTCGCTTGCGCTGCTCTTCAAGACGCGCGGCCTCGGCAGCCTCTTTCGCGGCGAGTTCCTTTCTCATGCGTTCCTGTTCCTCGGCATTGGCTTTTGCCATGCGCTCAAGCTCGGCATGCTTGGAGCTGAGAGCGTCGACGATAGTGTCCTTATAGTCGCCTATCTCAGTAGTGTACTGCTCGTTGAAGCGAGCGAGCAAGCGAGACTGAACACCCGAACGGATTTTTGTCGCCTCATCTGTTGTTACTATCTGTGGGATAATAACAGACTGCGTGAGATGGTTGAACAAGTCGGCAGGCATGGTTGTAGGGTAGTCCACGATTTTCACGGACTGCGTGTCGAAGTTTTCGAGGGTGAGGGATGCGTTGAGCGTGGTTAGCTCATTGACACGTTGCGTGACGTACCTGTTGAACTGTTGTTTGAAATCCTCCTCCACGTCGGTCTCATATTTTATGAGCGCCTGCTGCTTTTGCAGTTTCATAGCCTCTTCACGTCTGCGCCTCTCTTCCTCCTCACGCTTCTTTGCCGCGAACTGGTTGCGGCAAGCCTGTATCTGACAAGGCACGTTGCCAGCCTTGGCCGGGTCTATGGAGTTCTCCATGGAAGTGAACTCCGTGCGGATTTGGTCGAACATCTTCGTGATGGGCGACCGTTGTTCGTTCATGAGCTTTACCGTCTTTCGCGTCTTGTCCAGATAGGCAGCGCAACGCTGGTCGAGGTCGTCGGTCATGCCCTTCTCTTTTATCTCAGCCAGCAGCAGGCTGCCAGCGTCGGTGCAACGCACTGACCGTTGCCTGTTTTCATTATAAATCTTTGGTGCGTTCTGTGCTATCATCTGCACGTTCTCTGTGCGCACGATGCTTAATTCATTGTTCATATTCTTGTTTGTTTAGATTGTTATCATATTCAGAAAGTATCATCGTTGGCAACACCCCCGGCGCCGCCTGTCTCCTCAAGGTTGACCACCACGCCAGCGGAGGTGTCGGCAGCCGGTCCGAAATTCGACTCGGTCTGGATGACCTCGCCTGTGGCTTTGTCGACCATCTCACCGCTTTCCACACCGTAAATGTCGTCGGTAACCTCCATGTCATCAGGCTGCTGAGACTCAAGCTGCGTACCCCTGCCCACCCGAGCTTTTGGGTAAGACTTGAAGGCATGCTTGATGAGCTTTGCGATGAGGAAGCCCTTGTCAATCTGTCCGCCGTCGGACACATACAAGTCGTTAGGCTTTCCGTTGACATACGCGCGAGCGTTGCTGTCCCACTTGCGGTTCTGCCGCTCGCTATACCCCTGCAACCTTTTCCAGTCTTCCGGGAGCAGCACGGCATAATCGGAAGTGCCATCGTTGCGTGTAATTTTCATGAACGCCGCCACGATCTCGTTGGAAGCATGAGGCAGTCGGCAGGTGTAGTTGACGAACTTGTTACCGTTCTGCTCGCCAAACTCGAAGCCATCCTCCTTATAGACGATGACAGGGTTGTCGGCATGGCGTATCTGCCCACAGCGTACACGGAGAACCATTTCGCCATATCCAGAAACGGTGAGGACGCACTGCGTTACATAAATATTCTTACCGTCCTTTCCCTTGCCAACGTTGACGGAGCGTGAAAGCAGGTAAGCCTGCGCCCGCATGCCAGGCTCCACGCTGAGGCCCGATATTGCCACGTCGAGGAACGCCGTGAAGATGGAGAACTTGGTACACTTGGTGCGCAAGTCTTCTTTCTCGCATAGCAGTCGGTTGAAGTTGCGGCTCTCTCGTTCGTATGCCGCCTCTCCACTGATGCCAGTGGAGGGTGTCCACATGGTGTCGTAGATTTGCACGAACTTGTCGCGCACTTTGTCGTTTGAAACGATGTCCGTAGATTTGAGGGCATTGATTTCTTCTACTGTAAGATTGATGTTGCTCATAAATTTTGTTTTTTATAGATGAATGTTTTGATTATTGATACTTGTTATATGCTACTTGCCGTTGTAGTCTTGCTCCGTGCGTTGCAGCAGTCGTAGCTGTGCTGTCTCGTACTCGGTCTTTCCCGGTCGGACGTATGGCTTCGCCTTCCCTGCCTTCCGCCACCTTTCCACATTCCTTCTTCCGAACGTGGCGTATGCCTGCCGTGTGGACATGAACTCCGGGTCGTTCCTTTCTTCATGCAGCATCTTGACGATGTGCGCGGCAAGGTCTCTGATGAACGTGCGATAGCTGACCGTCTTGTCTGGGAAGTCTATGCGCAGCCTCATGCTCATTCCTCGTCATCCAATAGCTCCAGCTCTTTAAGCTCTCCTCTGTCTTGCCAATATCTTCCGAAACAATAGGTGAGATAGCCCAACATGAAGCCCATCACTTTGGTGAGGATGAATGCAAGCGGACTGTCGCAGTTGGAGGTGATTAATACTATTGCCGTTACAGCCAGCAATGCCAGGACGTTGATACGCCAGTTGAGGTAGATTTTGAGATATTTGTTCATGAGTTATGACTTTACAAGTTAATAGTTCACGAGTTCACGAGTTGATAGCGTTCTGCCTGTCTGTATCCCCCTGCTTCGGAGGGGTTATGGGCGGTTGTCTCTTTTCTTTCCTCTCTCTCTATTAGTGGCAGCACGCCCACTTCCTTCAGCGCGTTGTACAGGAACAACCTGCCACGCTGCGTCCATTCCGTCATCATGCAAGTGTAGGGTCTGCCGTCACGGTGCGTGAGGTTCAGCGTGCGGCTGTGAACATACCCTTTCGCCTGATGCGTTGCGTATAATATCCACTGTCCGTTTACCTTATGCTGCACACGCATGTCCGCCAGCTTCCTGTTCAGCGCCACAGCGCTCATGCCGTAGTCTTGTGCTATTTGTGTGGTCGTCACTGTGCCGTTGCTTTGCAATATTGTATTCAGATAGTCGTTGCCCTTTCGCATGTCGTTGATAAGTATGTCTTTCTGTTTCGCTTCCGCTTCTAATTGTCTGATGCGTTCATCCCTCTTCCTGATGGTAGCCTCGCCAATGCGCAACGCCGTCGCCATGATTTCCTCGTCCGTCATCTGTGCGTTGGCTGCAATGTAGCCACCTGTTTTGCGAATGGTGGGCAGCACCTCACCGCACACCCAGTCTTGAAACGGCTCTGCCTGTGGCTTGTCTGAGCGCATGATCACCTTGTAGAGGTTTTGCTCTGAGATGAATATCATGTCCGTCATTTGTATGGCTGGCGTTCCGTCTTTCTTTATACCAGTCTGCACCCCTACCTTAATTGAATTAACCCCGGGGTTGTTTAACCTGTTTTTAGTCGGTGTTACTTGCAGTTCCAGCACCTTGCACACATCCGCCAAGCAAAACATCGGTTCCTCGGCAGTCCCTGCCGTGCGAATTTCCCCGAACGTGGGGTTGGTAAAAATTGTAATCTGATTGTTCATAGTCATTGCTTTTTGTTTATACAGATTGGTGATTTGTCATATTCCACATACTTATTGAACATATTGCAGTATCTGCCATTGATGCCGTTGTGGGCATTGGGACATTGTCTGCATGGGATGTTGTTCATTGCGCTTTGTTTTAATGGTTTTACTGTTGGGATTTTTATAAAGAGGGCGGACGCATCAATGAAAGAAAAGAAAGTGTCAAATTTTAATTTCGCATGTTTGGCACGTCCGCCTTTATTTCGTAACTTCGTTATGTCAAATTTTAATTTTGTTGTTTATGAGAAATCTAATTTTTGAGTCAGAGCTGCGTCACTTGGAAGAAGTGGCGGCTGGGGAAGTTTGCCCTTATTGCGGCAAGTCGTGCGAGCCTTCTAACTCTTTCTCCCAACGCATGAATGTTGACAACTCCTCAGGTGTATATTCGTGGGCGGTAAATAACTGTTGCTGCGAGGAGCGAAAGCGTGACATTATCGCCTTCTTGACGAATATAGCCAATAGTCGTAGGATGCCGAGGTTTCCGTACTGACGTAGCTTGCGCAGTGCCGCAAGTGTCTCACGCAAGGTGGCAGCTCTTATGGCATACTCATGGATAAAAGACATTCTGTAAGGTGGTTTCATTTCTGCCACCACAGTTCCGTTGTGTCTTAGAACCATTAGATATTCGTCTCTCATCGCTTTGTTTGTTGTAAGTAAAGGGCGGTGTGCCACGCTTTGGAAGAGCGTATTGTCAAATATTTAAATTCCATGCGTGTCGGCATATCACATCCGCCCTTATTTGTTTATCTTTGTAGCCGTCAAATATTTAAATCCCCTCCCAAACACTTGCTTTGGCTTTAAGGTGCAAGTTAACAGTCTCATCAACACGGAGATTAAGCGTTTCTTGAGCGACCCATTCTCTTTGCTGCCCATGTAGAACCATACGCACATGAGAACATCTTTCCACGTTACGGCACGAGTGTTATCGCTTGCGCCGATGATGTTTATAGTCCAATTTTCGCAGTCGAAAAACAGCACTTCTTTTCGTTTGTGTTTCATTACTTTGTATTCTTTATCATTGTTATTGCCGTGCACACATGCCCAAAGAACACTTGTGCGTCTTGAACGGAGTGGAACTTCATGACGTGGGGGATGAGGCTGGATTTGAACTCGACTGAAACCTCTACCTTGCCATCACGCTCTGAGCTGATGCGGACGCTTGCCTTGCCGTTGTCGTATTTGAACATGATGTCCATGGTGTGTTTATTTTAAGCGTGTTATGGTCTGCATGCCACTCTTTGTGGTGGTGGCAAACAAATATCCCTCGCCTTTGAGTTCTGAGCATGTTTTCTTGACCGTGTACATGGAGCGGCCGTCTGGCTTGAGCCTTGTTTCGCCGACCTTCATTTCTCTTAAAGCATCGTAGAGTGAGCCTACTTTCAGTTTTTTTATTTCCATATTTTGTTGCTTGTTTGATTACCTTTTCGTAACTTAGTAGTGCAAAGATAAACAAATGAATAGTATTATCAAAACAATTGAATAATAAATATATGCAATTAAATATATTTAACATATTACTCGCCTATGGAAACTATTAACGACAGAATGGAAGTACTTATAAATAAGCATTTTAACGGAAACAAGGCGGCTTTTGCAAAAGCAATTGGGTTTCCGCCTACAGGATTATCAAGTTATTTGGGGAAACAGCGTAGGAGCAAGCCATCGGTTGATATGGTTGCAAAAATTGTTGTAGCCTTAAATGTTGATGCAAAATGGTTGTTGATTGGCGAGGGTAGCCAAGACGGTACAGTCACGGCTAACAATGGAGGCGTGGCAGTAGCAGGTAACGGTACGGCACACCATATCACCACTAACGTAACGTTAGCGGATGTGGCAGTAATGCAGGAGCGCATCAAGTCACTGGAGGCGTTGCTGGAGGAGAAGGAAAGGACAATAAAAATACTGATGGAACGATGAAGGGTTTTGTAAGTTTCATGGGAACTTTGCTGATAACAGCATTGCAGAGCGTGGCATTATCCGCATTCTGTTGGTGTGTTCAGTGGGTGCTTAATCATGTTGGACTATCTGACATGGAGGCGACTATGGGCAAATTCCTTTGGGGCAGTGCAGGTTTCTTTATAATACTGTTTCTGTTGTATGGGGCAACAACGGCCTTGACTATGTACAGAATGCACAAGGACCCAATTTTCAAAGATGCCCATCTTAGGACGGGTATTTCATGGAAAGACTATAAACGCTTTACTTGCAACAAATGAGTAAAGAAAACATGGAACTCATGAAACTTGACCTACTTATGCTCTACATAAGAGAGCTGCGCGATGAGGTGGAGGCGTTGAAAGAAAGAGTGCAAAGAAACTTAAAAGAGCGAACGATTAAGATACTAATGGATGGGAGAGGATGAAAAAGATATTGTATTACAGTGTACTAATAGTTATTTGGGCAGTGATGGTATTAACATACGCTTTCATCATAGTACTGCTTGGATTCGATGATAAACCTGCTTATGGCTTTTATGGTCGCTTAGGCTCTGCAGTTGTCTGTCCAGAGATGTGGCTTTTATTGTTAGGGGTTACCTTACTTTTGAGAAAGAAATTGTGGCGTTTATTTTTTAAGAAAGAAACAAAGTTTGATCCTAATCTTGTTATTCTTTGTTTTGTATTCGGGGTGTTGGGACTATTATGGTCGGCCTTTGTAAGATATACAAGTTCTATAGCACAACAAGAAGTTATTGAACAATACCACGAAAGTAGTGAGTGAAAGAGCACGTCAGATCGCTGGAAGCGTTGCTGGAGGAGAAGGAAAGAACGATTAAAATACTAATGGAGGGAAGAGGATGAAAGAAAAACTTATATATATCACACGCTGGATAGCTGTGTTGCCAGCTTCAATTATAGGCAGTTTTATCGCTTATGGAATAGGTATGTTGATAAATAGGTGGGCTGCAGGATTTATTTATATAGACGAAGGTATAAACTTCGTTGAGCTTCTTACGGAAATAGTATTGGGAGGTGTAATTTCCGGAGGAACTTTTGTTTCCATAGGTTGTGAAACAGCCCCTAAGCACAAAAAAGCAGTAGGAGTAATATTATGTGTTTTAATTTCTTCAATTTGTTTGGCGTCAATGGTGTACAGCGTGAATTTATATGGATTTATCTGGCATTCTATAAAGATTTCTATTCAATGTATCGCCTGTATAGTAACGGCTGTAGTAGTTTGCAATAAATACTACAAAGAACAATATTAGATGAATAAAAAAGAAAAGCGCATCAGGTCACGGGAAGCTTTGCTGGATCGAAAGGAAATAACAATCAGAGTACTAATGGAGGGAAGAGGATGAAAAGGATATTGTGGTATATAGCTGCTATTCTCATGATATTATCTTGCGAGAACGCTAACAAGAAACAGACAGATGATGAAAGTACTATCAAAAAAGAATTGGGGAAATATCTGTATATGTCAAAAGATAGTGTTTTACATACATCAAAAGACTGCCTAAAACTTAGAGGCCTGCTTGATGATAATTTCAAAACTTATGGAGTACAATTTTATAGAACAGCATATTTCTGTCCTACTCATCAATTTTGGTATTGTGAAGAATGTTTTTCAGATGAATTATATGAACAAGTTGATTCGTTGATAAATCTAAATCTCCCCGCTGATAGTGCAGCGTTGGAGTTGGATGGACTTCCAAGCTTTAAACATACTCGTGCTTTACACTATTAACGGAAGAGGGCAAGATATGAATAAAAGACAGGGACGAGGTAACATTTAATATGAACAATTTTGATTTGTAGTAACGATGAAAAAGGCATTATTAGTTTTTATTATTGCAATGCTAAACTTAGCAACAAGTTTTTCGCAGACCTATCCAGTTGTTGCTGGTGTGGAGTTTGGATCCACCTATGAAAATTGCAAGAGGGTTTTAGACAAGCGATTTAATAATGGGAAAGAGAGCTTCCAATCCACCCCTAATCAAATACAATATTTCAACATTGAGTTTGGTGGAGAACATTTCGATTATTGTACATTTTATTTTCAGAATGATGTAAATAGAACTTTTCTATATTATATAGAATTTGTGTCAAGTTTTGCCTTGGACGAAATTCAATACGCCAAAAATAAACGAGATAGGATTTACAATGCCTATCTTGAGAAATATCCTTTTCGTTGGCGGATAAAAGACGAGGACGGCTTTTTATCTTACGTTTTAGGACATGACCCTTTGAAAGAGGATGACGGTTTCGTTGTAATAGAGGCATCCAAGGGTAAGACAAAGGCTGGAGATATGAAATATTGGACTAAGGTATTATATGGTCCAGTCGACTTTGTAAAACCAACAGACGAAATATGAAGACTACACTATTAATCATCCTGCTGCTGCTTAGTCTTGGTTGCGCGCACAAAACACCACGTGTTGCCGTGCCGACATCACCAGAGGCAAAGGTATGGGTGTGTACAGGGAGCAGTTCGAAGCGTTACCATGCACGACAGAATTGTTATGGTTTGCGCAACTGTCAAGGAGAGAAGTTACAGATAACCCTGCAACAGGCAAATGAGGCGGGCAGAACGCCTTGCAGGAAGTGTTACAAGAGATAAACGAACGTGGTTGCGAAGAATGGAAAAGTAAAAGTATGAAGAATGGGATTGTAAGATACGAAACGGTGAGCGACAAGATTGTGCGTCTCAGAGGGAAGGACGTAATACCCGACTTTGCGGTGGCGGAACTGTACGGTGTACAGACCAAGGAGGTGAACCAAGCCGTGAGGAACAACCCGGACAAATTTCCTAAAGGGTACGTGTTCGAGGTTGACAAAGAAGAACTTGCGGATTTGCGGTCAAAATTTTTGACCACAAACCTGGGCAAGAGTCGGGTGATGCCGAAGGCTTTCACCGAAAAAGGACTGTACATGCTCGCCACGATCTTGAAGGGTGACAAGGCAACACAAACGGCGATTACGATTATTGAGACTTATGCCAAGTTGCGAGAGTTGTCGCGTACGATTGGCGAGATGTCTAAGAACCCAGACGAGTTCAAGCAGAAGTCGCTCATGCAGCGCAGTGGCGAAATTGTAGATGATCTTTTTGGTGATGATTTTCAAACCAATGAGACAGAGACGGAGATCGAACTTAATTTTGCCGTGCTGAAACTCAAACACACGATAAAGAGGAAAAAATAGCAGCTCCATGGAACTGAAAGAGTTTATAAACGATACCCAACGATTAAATGTGGTCTTTGAACACTTTGTCCAAGTCCCTAAACCATGACATGGCGTTTTCCACCTCAACAATGGCACTTGTCGCAGAATCTGTTTTTTCAGCGTACAGCCAAAATAGCTTGCAATAACGGGCATAATGGTTACGGCATCGCTTCTTGTAAAGCCGACGGTCAATCCAGCTGTGATACAGTTTAAATATTTTCTTCATGTGCATAATTTTTGATAAAATCAACATTCGTCAGGCAGCTCGAGCTGAATTATATTGCTGATGATCACAAAAGTAATTATATAATTTGAATATACAACGACAATTACAGAAAAATTTAGTATTGAAATCATGATGGACGATGACTTTTTAGACTTTAACCAAGAACTGAAAGATGCCGCATGGAACGTGCTGCATGACAACCCTGGCAGCGATTATAACGATTGGGAGCAGACGCTTCTCGAGCAGTACCCTACAGAAGTTGTCGATGCGTTGGGCACATCACCAGAAGAAGTTTTTGCGCAACTTGCTGACTGGTGGGAGAGCTGGACATACGAGGACGAAAACACAGGTATCTGTGAGACCTTTCATGATTGGTCACTGATTTTTGCGAATGAGCAAACTGTTATGTTGTATGAACAGCTTGCAGAACTTTCGGCAAAAATATTGCGCACAGAGCCACCAAAACTTTAATGATGATACGTTACACCAGAAACGGAAGAGAGCCAAGCAGACGCAAAATAAAGTGGCAAACAAGAGATGCTACAAGGAGAGCTATGATAGCAAAAGCAACAACGAAATGGCTATTGATCGTAGTGAAATTGCTGCAACATACCAAGTGCGCTCAAGCCACGGTATATCAATACTATTTCGCGGCGGCGCAAGCAGCGG